TCACTGGTCGATCCCCTGCTCGATCGTCACGCCGCTTGGCGGGCGGCGAAACACGCGGGCGGTGCGGTACTTTGTGACCTTTTCGTTTTTGGCGGACCACCCCCACAGACCCAGCAGCTTTCCGATCCGCAGCCTGGTCGACCAGTCCGGATCGCGCAGGCCCATTCCCTCGGCCGCCTCGGCGATCGTCGTCGCCATGCGTCCCTGCAGGTATGCCTGCAGGGGAATGGCCAAAGGGTCACCGTCCATCGCCGCCTCGCTATCCACGGGAGGCAGGCCCACCTGCGCCCAGAGGCTACGGGCGGCGGCGGGCCCGTACAGCCGCATGGCTGTACGGACTACGCTCACCCCTACCGAGAGGCGGGTAGGATCGAGATCGAGCGCCTGGACCGGCGGCGGTTCGAACCCGGGCATTTCATAGCGGCCGGTGCGCCGCAGGGTGGGGAGAAGATCTCCGGTCACCCATTTGCGGAACCGGACGGCCACCTCTTTCCGCGACTTGAAGCTGGCATGATACATGCCGGCCTCCGAGATGACGGACATTTCCTGCAGTCCACCAAGGGTCTGCACATTGTGCACACCCTTTTCATCGTCATCAAGGACGCGGATCATATGATAGGCCTCACGATAATCGAGGGCCTTCGCCAGATCGCCAGCAACCCACCATGGGTCACCATCGATCATCACAACGCGGATCGGGGTTTCTTCGAATTGAAAAGCCAACAATGCACTCATGGATCGATCTCCAACAGATCGTCCGACCCCGGGGGCTAATTCCCGGAAGGGTCCCCATAAAGTGGGGACCCTTTGGTGGCCGGACGCGCCATGATTAGCCTTACCGCCTGTTGGAGCGGCGCACCCGAAGGTGCTCACGACACGCCCGACCATAAAAAACCGCGCCCCCTCGGGGCGAGAGGCGCGGGCAGCGCCAACAGTAACAGGGAGGCTAATCCCTTGCGCGGGACATACCGCGCAATGCCGCCTATAACCGGGCACGACTCGATTGTGAAGGGGGGAAGCGATCAGTGTTCTTGGTGTACTTGCTTGCCGGAATATTTTTGCCAGCATGGCCGTGGGCTCTATTTTCACTCATCACGACGCTAGGCGAATTTGCCATCAACCCGCACGAAAGAGTTTTCTTTGAGCAATGGTGGCACCGCTCGAAGGCGGTCGCGATCCAGAATTTTTCGTTTAAGTTCGTATTCTCGGTGATCGTCGATGTAGTCGCCATGCTATTCGGGAATGGGATCGGAGCCCTACTTTCGTAGCGCCCCGATCACGCGCGATGCGGCCGCCCGGTGATGCCTCTCAGCGCAGTCGCCGTACTGCGTCACCAGCTTTTCCTCCCACACGCCCCGCTCCGGATCACGGAACGGTTGCGGCCGAGCGGCGATCGGGGGACAATCCGCTTCCAGGTTCGCCTGTCCGGCGGGCGTTGGCGGTGGCGATCGCGTCGTCGAGCACGCTGCCAACGCCGGCAGGTACATCGCAGTCAGCAGGCACAGGCCGATCTTTGTAGATCTCGCGGATGGTGCCTTCGCGCACCGTGGATCTCGACTGTTCACCGCTCTTGCTCTCCTCATACTGGTCGCCCTGGTCGCGCATGTATTTGGCCGCATTGTTCGCGGCCTTCGTGGCGTCCTCGAGGGCGATCAGGGCTCTGCTGTCATGACGCCAGTCATTGATCGTCCACCCGCCCCATGCGCCCAGGGCGGCAAGACCGAGGCCGCCGATCGCGCACCAGGTCACCGGGATGGGGTTCATGTCACAACCCCTTGAGGCAGACCGCGCGTTCCGCCTTGCGCCGGTTGTCGAGCCCCTTCACCACGCGTCCGCCGGCGCGGTTCCACATCAGGATCGCATCGCAGGCGCCCTTCCAGTTCCCGGCACTGAAGCGCTTGGCCACCGTCGAGTTGCGGTAGGCCGCCACGCCGATATTGTAGGACAGCGAGCTGGCCGCGATGACCTGGTTGTCATGGCCGCGCAGTTCCGGATTGCGAGCGAGCACCGGCCCGGCGTAGTCGGCCAGGCGATCGGAGAGCATGGCGCTGCACTGCGCGTCGGAATAACGCTGCATCTTCGCCTGCGTCTCGCCGTAGCAAACCGTCCAGACGCCGACGATATCCTTGTAGGGATCGTTGCTCTTGCCCTCCCAGGCTCCGACCAGGGCAATCAGCGCGGCCGCCGCGCCGGCGCCGATCGTCGCGGCCAGTTTACCGTTCGCTGGCTTCCGGTTGTCATTTGCGGGTGGCATCGATCTTCTCCTGTGTCCTGGGCTGCGGGATAAGGCGCGCGAGCAGTCCGGCCGCGAACAGCGCGATCGAGATATGCTGGGCGTAGGGCATGGCCTGGCGCAGATCCGGAGGCATCGAGGACCACGCATCGCCGGCGAACTGGCAGGCTGCGAGGAGCAGCAGCCCGAGGCCGTTGAGGCGGACCGACCAGTAGCGCCAGGCGTGACGCCATCCTTCAATTAGCTTCATGGTCATTTCCCGAACATGTGTTGGACGCCAAGCTTGACGCCGATCGCAACGGCGGTGACCGCCGCGACAAGGGCGCCAAGCCACTTGATGAATTTCCCCATCGTCTTCACCGCGCCCCAGGCTTCGACGATATCCTTGGTCTCGGCGACGGTACCGCGTAGCGTCGCCACTTCCGTCTTCACCTCGCGCAGTTCGTCGGTCATGGTCGCCATTGCCGTGAGCATTCGCTGTTCGGCCTGCGAGGGGCGCTCATGTGCTACCGTCATCTCAGCCGCCCAGCGGGCCAAAGAGCGGCGTTGTGTAGAGCAGCCTGGTCGTCGGCGTGACGATACCGGCAGCGCCAGGCGTGCTGGCGGTGATGCGCCCTGCGCGATCCTCCGGCACGGACAACGTCTGACCGGTCACTGCCCTTGTGGAGTAGCTGGTGCGATCCAGATCTTCGTCCAGCATCGTCAGGTTACGCCAGTCGAAGGTATAGCCGGAAGACGAGGCATTTTTGTCGGCGACCGTCAGCCTGATCGTGTGCCGCCCCCAGGCAAGGCCCTTCGCCACCAGGAATTGAAAGGTGGAAACACTGCCGACCGAGTACAGATCGATGGTGTGGCTATCGACACCGTCGACCCGGACAGTGACGCGGCCGTATGCAGGACCCATCGGCATATCCAAAGCCATGCCGGTGCCGATCACTTCGAACTCGACATAGTCGTTCTGCGTCGATGTTCGCTTGAAGGTCCCGTTGTCTGACCACGTACCGGTCAGCGTTGCAAAGTCGGTGGAGTAGGTCAGATGTCCTGCGTTCCGCGCGTCCGAAACCAGAATGCCGACCACGCCGATTTGACCGGACACCCAGCGAACTTTCACGTCGACTTTGCGACTATTGCCCTGTTGACTGGCGACATTCGATGCCACCCAGTACAGGTACTCTTTCTCGCTTTCGCCGTTGAAGACGACCGTGTCGCCCACCTTGACGCCGTTGACCAGGACCTCTGCCGATCCGGGCACTGCCTGTTTTGAGAAGAGCACACCCAGACCGTTTCCGACGAGCCGGAAGTTCGCTTCGTCGCCTGCCTGCGTCATCATCAGGTACTGGTCAGGGTATCCGAACATAGGCGGCGTGCGGACATTTCCGGGATGCGTCGCAGTGGTCACCGTGCCCGTTCCGCTTGTGCGATCCAACACCAGCTTCCACCGGTTGACGTTCATGAAATAGTTGGCCTGGCGGAACAGCCGCTTTGGCAGCACAGTGGGCACCGGCGCCGCCACTGTCGGAAATTCCGTGTCACCAAAGCGAGTGAACAACGGCAGAAACTCGGCCGCGTAGTATTCCAGCCCCAGATTGTTGCAGTGGACGTTGTCCGTCGCTGCATATCCGTAAGGATCGCCGACGTAGGGAAACAACTGATCGACGGTCTGGATGCCATCGTCGACCAGTTGGCGGAAGCGGTCCCGCATATTGACCACGGCGCAGCCGTAATACTGCGCAAGCCGAAGGCCGATGTCCTGTGATCGCGAAATGATCGTACGATCGAGCGTCCTGCTGCCCACCACCCCGGTTGCCCGATCGTGCGGGATCAGGATGACCACCTCCACACCGCGCGCCAGGGCGGCCCGGATGGTCTCTTCGTAATGCCAGGCGAACTTCGCCATTCCTTCCCACGACGCGTACTCATTGTTGCCGTAGGAGAGGATCAGAAGATCGGCGCCGATCGACGGGTTAGGTTTAACGAGTTCGTCGAATTGCGAGAGGGTGGCGTGCGGCTTGTAAAGATGAGCCATGCGCGCCAGCGCGAGCGGAGATGAAGCGCCAGGGATCGCATTGCGCTGCACAGCGATGCCGGGAATGGAGAAGATGTCCGAGAGCGAACAGGTCTCCCCCTGACGGCCGGGCAGCAGCTGAAAGACCTGCGTGGGGACAAACAGCTTGAAGTGCCACTTAGTCGCACCTGAAGTGGACCCGGAGCTTTCGGCGATACTATCGCCGCAGATGCGTACCGAGGGAGCATATCCACTCTCAACATACGCGCGCAGCGCTGCATTGAAGCGAGGGAGTGGGCGCGGCGTCGGCAATGCACGCAGCCGCTGCTGCAAGGTATCCCCGCGTTCCGTCCGGATCAGCGTTGCACCCTTGGTTCGCGAAGCCGTCGCCAGTTCCCCGCGAAGGACACCATCGGTGCCCGTTCCTTCTACCGCGATCGGCGAGCCATCGATCAGGCTGAAGCCAAGATATTTCCCGCGCCGGACGGCATCGCGTGGAAGCGTGATCGTATTTTCTCCGAACGGTGCCAGCACCGCACGGCCGATCGAGTTCTGCTGATCCTGGACGATCATGGTCAGCTTATCGACCACTTCCTCGTGGCTTTCCGCCGGGAAGCGATCGCCGTTCTGGTAATCGGTCTGCTGGTCAATCCGGGTTTCGCGGCGGATCTGCAGTTTCACGGCCGCCGGTTGCGGCGTCGTCACCGTCAACGTTCCCCCGGCGTCCGTCTCACCGCCGGAAACGGAATAGTCCACGCCTTCGGTTAGAGACACCAGCGTGCCGTCGGCCAGCTCGCGCGCTGCCTTGATGAACGACACGTCCAGGAAGCGACAGAGCACGGGAAATTGCGTCGTGACGCCGTCTTCCTGGTACTGGAATTCCGAAGGCGACTGCGCAACGGTCATTTCATTCTCCTGCCACGTTGGAAATTTCGGGTGCGCGATCGGGGGCGAACTCGCCCGGCGCCCACCAGTAATCGGTACCCTGCTCGCGCGCGGTGCGCTCGAGGCGGCGAAAACTCTGACGATAATTGGGGTCGGCCCACTGCTGCAGCTGGTCGGCCCACATGCGGTTGAAGGCGGCACGCGTGTACCAAAGGTTGCTGCCGGGAGTGAGTTTGCGCGCCTGCGAGACAAGCTCGCTGGAAAGGTTGGTCTCCTTGCCGGAAGCCGCCTGCCCGATGTTTCCAAAGGTCAGCGCGATGGCAGGATCAACAAGGCTGCTCATGGTGGGCCCTACGACAAATCCCGTCGCCGCGCCGGTTGCACCGTGCTGCCCGGAGAGCCCTTCGGAGATGATGTCGCCAATGATGCCCAGGCCGCCGCCGCGCACGAACGCACGGCCCCAGGTGACCTCGCTGGTGATGGGCGAGGGATCCTTACCGTTGAAGATGTCGAGCATCCAGTTGGCCGAGAGCCCGCCGAGAGTAAGCAGCGTCGGGAGCGCGATCGCGTAAGCCGCGCGATCCATGCCGCCCTGCCCGTAAAGGGCGCGCTGCATATGGGTCATCATCATGATGACCGAATAGGTTTTGAACTGTGTGGCCGAGTGCAGCAGTTCACCCCCGATCGTGCCGCGCTGCAGGCGCAGTGAATTTCCGATCGTCGCAACGGCCGTGGACGCTCGCAGGCTTTCACCCGGCACGCCGAAGCGCGTCTCGCTATCGATCAGCGCCATGAATTTCGTCGCGGTCTCGATCGACGCGCGATCGCCGATCCGCGCGAGATCTCCCGGGCGCAACATCTTCGTCCCATCCTGGTCGAAGATCCCGACTGCGCGCAGCCGATCCCAGTCGGCAGCATCGATGCCGTAGCGGCCGAGGGCGAGCCGATCGGCGGGATCGAGGCTGTCGAAGCTACGGCCGGCCGCCTCGCCCCAGTCCTTCATGAACCCAAGGCCCAAGGACTGTTTCATGGCAACCGTGTGCGGTGAGAGCAGCGAGGCACGCAGGAGCCCGTCAGCGCCGCGCCTGGTGAACTCGTGCAGGTTGAGCTTGCGTCCTTCCCGCCAGAGCCGTTCGGCCCGGGGCGTCATTTCCGAGAAGATCAAGCCGGCATGTTCGGCAAGGGCGCGGTGGGATGCATCGGCCGGATTGAACAGCCTGGCGTAGTCATAGAGCACCTGGCTCACGGGAAGCCCGTTGAACTTGGCCGTGATCCCGGCGAATACCGGATCGGTCGGGAGCGCCGAGATGAAGGCGCTACCCAGCTTGCTCATGACGTTCCAGTTGCGCAGCCCGGAGAAGAACCGCGCCTGGCCACGATACTCGGGCGGCACTGCCGTCAGCGCGCCCGAGTAGTAATCCCACATGTTCTGAAGGGTATCGGCCCCCTTGCGCGCTGCCGCCTCCACGCGCGGCCGCTTGCCATCCGCCATCGTCGGCAATGCATCCTGCCGGAGCATGTCGCCAAGCCAGCGGATCGTCTGCGCCGGGTTCGGACCGAGCGACTGCATCGACGCGATATCGCGCGTCATGCTGTCAATATGACTGACAATGCCGTCCAGAGCATCGCCCATGCCGAAGCGCTCATTGTAGCCAAGCCAGGCGTCGGCATCCTTGAAGACAAGGAAACGATGATCGGTGCGCCGACTTGCGACCTTGCCCTGCCCGGTAAAGGCACCCGGGATCTGCCCATCCATCCCCTCGGATGTGATGTTGCGCCAGACGGCCTCGAGCGCATCATCCAGCGCCGCGTCGCTGGCGAACGCCTTGCCGGTCGATTTATCGACCATCCGCGTCGGATCGAGCATCGGCTTGATGAAATCGCGCCAGGCCTCGAAACCGGCCTTGCCGATCTCGAGCGCGTCATGGCTTTGCGGCAGGCCCCATCCGTCCAGCTTCGCGATGTCCCCACCGGCCATGTTGAATTCGCGGCGGAGCCATTCCAGCGTGTCCGCGACTGCGCGCGCCATCTCGGCAGCGCTGGCATTGCCAGTTCCCTCGCCGCGCAGCTCGCGCACCACATCGGTCAGTTCGTCACCGTTGCGGACGCGGCCGAGCATGTCGCGGCCGTAGCGGCCGAGGAAACCATCCATGCGCGACCAGGCCAGACGATAGAGCGCAGCGCGGCGGTTCTCGACGCCGATCGCGCCGCCCCATACCGCCTCGTGATGCTCCATCAGCGAGATCGCGAACTGACCGGCCTTGCCGCCCTTATCGATGTGGGCGACCAAGTCCGTCAGGATACGGCGCTGCGTATCGACCTGCAACATGGCCTGCCGGCGCTGCGTTCTCAGCTGGTAGTCCAGCGCCTGCATCGTCAGCTGAGTGACGTGCTCCTCATCGGCGGCCGCCCCGGCCTGCCGGCCGTATTCACGGTTGAGCCGATCATACTCTTCCTTGAAGCGCGCAGCCCGCTCGCGATCGATCGCGCCGCTCTGCGTCAACTGCGCAAGGCAGGCATTGATACTCACAGGCACCCCCTCAGCGCTTCCAGCGCCTTCGCATCATCATCGAAACGGGCTAGAATGTTGGCCGCCCGATCGGCGGTTCCATCGCGCAGGGCCATGAAGGTCACGCCATCCAACGCCCCGCTGTCGGCCATCATGCGCAGATCGTGTTCCAGGAACTCGGTCTGGGCATCGGCTTCTTTCCCGGTCGGATCGTCGAACCGCTCCACCGCCGCATCGCGAAAGCCCGGGTTGGTTTCCCGTAGGCCCAGATAATCGCGCACCGCTTGGGCATCGGCCTGGCGCGCCGGAAAGGCGCCACTCACTTCACCCGTCGCCGGGTTCCACAGAAACCGGCCATCAGGCCCGTTGAACGCATGGTTGCCGGTCAGATGCTCCCCGGTCTCGGAAACCCCGTGCGGACGACTTGCCATGGCCAGATCACGCGGCAGGGCCGCAGCGGCTTCATCGGCGACCCGGCCGATCTCAGCGGCCAGCGCCGGGTCGCTCGCCCGCAAATCCGCCTCCGCTTCGTCGATCACGCGGCCCACGTCCGCCAACGCACCAGCAACCTCTCCATCGGCATTTTCAGGTGCCACAGGCTCCCGCGTCGTCGGCGCGCCGACCTCAATTGCCCTTTCCAGCATGGGCGCAATATCTACGCCGTCGCCAGCAGCCGTTACGGCATCCGGGATTTCATCGGCCTGACGCTCGATCGGCGCCGTGCGGGGCTCCACGATGCCAAGAGCCTCGGCATCCACCTCACGCTGCGCGACTTCCCACGCCTCGTCGCTGTCGAAGCGATCCCGGGCGAGCGGAGGCGCAAGAGCATCTTCAACGCGCGCACCGTCCAGCCCCGCCTGGTCGGCGTCGAGCTGCGCACGCTGACGGGCGACGTCGGACATCTCGGCATCGAAGGTATCGGCACTGCGACCGACGGCGCCCATGTCCACGCCGTCATCCGCACGGCTGCCCATCTTGCCATGCGCCCATTCGATGACATCGCGCGCTGTCATCTTTTCCAGGAACGGATTGGCCTTCACGGCCTTTTCTCCCAAGACGTCGACGGCGCGCGCATTGGGATCAGCGGCATGGAGCTTGCGGGCACCCGCCTCCCCGGCGAAGTGTGCCAGGTACAGGTTGCCCTCAGTGATCGGCACGTTGGCGCGGCGCAGTGCAGCGACGTTGTCGGCGGTCAGGTCGCGCATCAGCACATCCTGCAGATTGCCGTCCGTCCGCTTTGCGAGGATCTGCCGATCGGTGAGCCCATCAGCCCCGAAGCGCGCCTTGTAGTAGCGCAGCCAGGTCCCGCCGGTGAACTGATAGCGGCCGGTAGCGCTCGAGCGCGGGTTACGCGCCACATCACTGGGGCTTTCCGCGCGGCCGACACGCGCCATGAACCCCTGCACGGCGCCCGGGTTCGATACGGGTTGATCGACACCACGACCCAGAACGCGCTGCGCGCCCTGCTGAAGGCGCGAGCCGTTGGCGCTCAGCCCCGCATGGCTGGCTGCGTAGGGACTTGCCGTGTCCACCTCGACCATGCGCCGGTAGGCATTCAGCGCGGCCGCCTGGTCGGGCGTGCGATACTGCTCCGGCACCGCCTCCTCGAAAGCGCGGATCAGATCACGACCGCCAACGGACGCAAACTGCAGACTATTCGTCTGCGCCAGCATGGCCTGCCCCTCGCGCTTCCCAGGCATGACGGCATCGAAGGCAGCAGCCGCACCTTTCCCCAAGGCCTTGCCCCCATAGTGCAAAGCCGGGCCGCCCACCGCACCGGTGACAGCGCCCAGGGCGATGTTCGCAACAGCTTCTCCGGCAGTCAGCTTTCGGCCCTGCTCGCGGCGCACGCTCGCAATGATCGGCTGCTCGACTGCTTCGGTAAGACCGTTGACGATCGCCTCGCGCGCGGCCAGGCGCCAGCCCGTCGCCGCACCGCCGGTCGCCAACATAGAACCGATGTTGAGCGGATCGGTCAGGCTGCCGAGGATCCCGCCCGCGAGGTGCGCCGGCATCGAACCCCGCGCGATGATCCGCGCGTCGCGCGCCTGGCGCTGCGCGAAATCCTTTTGCCAGCGTTGCTCGAGCTCCGCCTGAGAACTAGGCACCGACGCAAAGGCCTTGGGGTTGCGACGCCGGGCCTCCTCCATATCACCCCAGATCTGGTCGTAATCGAGCTGCTGTGCCGCCCAGGGATTGACGTAGCGATTGACGTCATAACCCATGTCGACGAGCGAATTGACGATCCCGGAATAGGCGCCCTGGCGCTCCTCATCGGAGTGCCCCCACTGATCGTCGCGAACGCCGCGCAACCCGGCCATGAGGGTTTCGCCCCAACCGATATCGCGGTTGTCCTCATTGCTCGCTGGCGCAGCCGGGGTCGTTACCGCCTCATCCGGGCGCGGCTGCATGACCGACAGGACGCTCACTTGCGCCCCCACACGAACGAAATGAAGCGCTCACCCTTGCCGTTCAGAACGGTCCCGGCATCCGTCTCCCACCGGTATACTCCCGGTCGGATCATGACCGGGCGAGCGTTCTTCAGGTCAAACGGCGTTTTGCCGTCCACATCGACGGGGCCCCGCCCTTCCCGCACCTGCCTGCGCAGATCCGTCGCCAATGCGCCCTGCCATTCCTTTTCGGTGTACCCATCCGAGATGACGAACGGATGCCCAGGCCGGGATCGCGAATAATTGAACCCGCCACCCACGCCACCTGAAAAGCCACCCTCACGACGCTGCCAGTAGCCAATGCCACCCACGCCAGCCTGTGGATTTCGGAAATACCCGCCCAAGGAAACCCGAACGGCATCACGGTAGGCGTCTGCACTCCAATCCTCCTCGATGCGCTGCTTTCCGGACGAAAAAAGGCGACCTGCATAATATTCTTGCGCAGTTGTCTTAGCGGCAGCTGCGTAATTCGCAGGCATTGCTTTAAACGCCAAATCGATGTCATTCTCGATCTTGCGGCGCTCTTCGTAAACTGCCTTGCCCTGCGAAGTATTTACGTCGGGTTTTACAAGCGCTGCGTTTGCAACCTTTGCTTCCTGTCCGGCGATCACCATTCCGCGCTCGCCAGCATTGACCTGGGCGAGATGCTGGAAATTCACATCGTTCGGCGCGATCTGGCGCGCTGCCGCATCCCGCGCCTGATCGTCGATTATCGCATCGAGATTGCCCAAGACGGCCTGGCGCTGTCGCGGGCCCTTGGCATACTCCTGTTTGAATTGCGCGAGTTCGGTACCCGAAAAGAACTTGTCGCCGCGCCCCTCCCTGACGTTGCGCTGCCAAGTCTTCGTGCGCGCATCGACCGACGCAGTATCCGCCAGATCGAGCATCGAGGCTTTACCGGCACGAACCTGCGCGCCAACCGGATCTGCCGCTGCCGCCTGATCCCACCCGCCCGTCTTGTCGCGCAGGATCTTGAGCTCGTGCAGTTCGTCGGCGGTCACCTTTTCGCCCTTGGCCGCAAGTTCGACGATTCGCGCCTGACGCTGCAGGGGTGTCGCGTTGTCCGGCCCGTACACGCGGGTAACCCGCTGCACGTCGGCGATCTCGCCTACCCGGTTCGCCAGTTCCGGCTTACCCAGCGCAGCCGCGACGGTGGATGCGGCATTGAGATCCGCATCGGCGATGACCTCGCCCCGATCCTGCCGGCCCACAAGGTCATTGATTTTGTCGACCAGATCGTCTTCGCGCTCTTTCTGCGCCTGCCGCGCCGCGACTGCGCGGGCCCGGATTTCCGTATCAGCCCGCCCCTCCAAGATGCGCATGCCGTCAGCACCGAGAAAATCGAACTCGCCGGTGCCCAGCAGCAGCTTGAATTCTTCCGGGTTCGAGTTCGCCAGGGTATTTCCCCGCGCCATACCCAGATCCTGCTGCGTAGCCGCCGCAGCCCTGACTTTCATCTCGGGTGTCCAGGCCTGCTGACGGATCGTATCCGCCATCAGGGCCATCTCGCTGGCGAATGTGGAAGGATCCCGTGCTATGCGGGCGGCGCTTTCCTTGCTGGCCTGGCCGAAGTACGTGAAGCTTACGGCATCACGCTGCGCATCTTCCCATGCAGCCGCCCGCGACTGCACGCCGGCGCCGACCTGATCGAACTGCGCCCGGGCCGAGTTGAGGACGCTCTCCTCGGTAATCCCCGCGCTAAGCTTCTCCCATCCCTTGTTGTAGGTTTCGGCGACATCCTTGGCGTATCCGTCCAGCCCGCCCGACTGGCGCTGACGCTCCGCATCGTCGGCGGTGGTCCGATAGGCCGCGAAATCACGCGACCACTTTGCCGACTGCTCAGCCGCCTGCTGCTGGCGATCGAGCTGATAGGCACGGATATCGCGCCGGTGCTGGTCATCCCCGAACTCGCCGATCGCACGGCCGAGGCCCGCACCGTAGTTCTCCGCTGTAGGCAGCGGCTGCGCAGCACCCGCGCTGGGCATCGTGCGCTGCTCATATCCACGCTCGACCGCCATCAGACAGCGCCCCCGACAACACCGCGGCGAACCTGCGCCCAGTCATCGATCATGCCCGACCCGGCGCCGTACGCGCCCAGCATGCCCTCGAGGAGCGAGGACTGGCCCTGCCACTGGCGCAGGCCCGCTTCGCTTTCCAGCGCCCGGGTTTTCGTCGCGGCCTCGCGCCGCACCGTCATCGCATCCAGTTCGGCGTTGACCTGGCTTTCCATTAGGTAATCCAGCGCCGATCCGCTGCCGCCCTGGAAGCCATTCGAGAACTGCGCGGCGACCTGTTGCCCGATCTGGCGCCGCGCCTGGGCCCGCACGCGCAGTTCCTGCGCCGCCCCGACATTCGCCGTCTCGCGCGCCTGCGCCCGCAGGATCTTCGCCTGGGCATTGCCCGCCTGCAGGCCGCCGAGCCCCTGCGCCAGGCGGCCGCCAACGGAGAAGAGCTCGGGCGTTTCCATCAGGCCGCCTTTCGCGCGGCCGCGCGGGGCGCGATGCGCTCGAGCAGCATGTAGGTTTCGTCGCCGCCGCCATACCGGCGCAGCACGTGCGCGGCGCTAAAGCCGAGCAGACGCGCCCAGCGGATCTCGGGCGTCTGCCGCGTCATGACCGTGGCGACCAGCTGGCCGGTGTCCATGTTCGGGTATCGGCCGACCAGGGCTTCCACGTCCTCGGCCCGGGCGAAGGTTTCGATCCGGGCATAGCCGCAAGCCGCCAGGCGCATGCGCGCGAAGCGCGTCAGGGCAACATGCGCGCGGCCAAGGCCGGAAGCCAGCACAGCCCAGGCAACACCGTGGTGCCCAGCGAAGATCTCCGAGATGCCGAAGCAGGCAATCGGGCGGCCGCCCACCAGCATCGCCCAGGCCTCCGGCATGCTGCAGAGGATCCGCGCCTCTTCCTCGGTGACCGACGCCTCCACGCCCAGCAGCACTTGCTGCGAGGGCTGGCGCTCGATCGCGAACAGGTGCTGCGGCTGCAGGCGGACAAAGGCAACGTCACGCTGCATCGCGGGTATCCAGTTCGATCTTGTAGAAGGCGGCCGAGACGATCGAGGGCAGCGGATCCTCGGACAAGAAGGTGACGCGGCCGCCAGACTGATCGAACACGTCGTCGACCCCTTTACCGAAATCGCCGGACTGTAGCGGCGGCGCGTCGCCCATGGGCGTATCCGCCGGCCGGATGATCATGGTCTCAAGGCCACGGCCGACCGCGCCGGCGCGCAGGCCGAAAGTGTCCAGGACGCGCAGCGCCAGCTTCATGACACGCTGTTTCAGGGCGTGACTGGGCCCGGCATCGGTGCGCAGATCCGGACGCAGCAGCGTCGCGCGGGCAGTGTACGGCAGTCCGACGACCAAAGTGTATGGCTCCGCCGGCGCGAACCCGGGAGGCAGATCGAAGCTGCCGTCTGCGGCCACGAGGATATTGCGGACCACGCCGCCGCCGGCGAGCGCAACGACCGTCTGGCCCGCCAGGTGCGTCGCGCCGGTGAAATGCCGCTGCCCGCCGGCAGCGGTGGCGCGGGTGCCGCAGTCGACGAAAAAGGCTTCCTGCTGCTCGTCGCCGATCTCGCGCCATTCCGTCTGGCGCCAGATCTCGCGCACGGCCCCCGCCGGCGTGTCGCGTTCAATCAGGGCCCACAGTTCGTCGGTCTTGCCGTCGGCGCCAACGACGGACACGACCGAAAGCGCCCGGGCGCCGCCGCCCAGCACATAGCGCGTAAAGCCTTTTACATCGCCCCGGTTCTCCGGATGCGCAACGATCTGGCCGTCCTCACGGTTCGCCAGCAGCAGGCCGTGCGGTATGCGCTGATAGGCCAGCTGCACCAGGCCGGGCCGGGTGATGTGCCGTGCCGCCGCCGTCAAGTCATTGGGGACGTAGCGATCGCTCGCCAGATCATAGCCGGCCGCCCGGATCCGGCGGCCGCCGCGCTCCACGAAAATGGTGCTCGTGCCCACTTGGACCGGAAAGACCATCTCGCTGCCGTAGAAACTCTGGACCTCGCTGGTGATGTTGTCGCCGGAAACCGCTTCATTCGTGTTGAGCGCGCCCACCATGAGCTCGCGACTGGCGGTACCGATCAGGAGCTTGCGGTCGGCCGTCGCCCAGATCACCGGATCATCGGTGGCGAGCGTGCGCCTGAAGCCGAGATCCGCTTCAGGGGTGTTGGAGCTGGTCAGCGACTGGAAATTGACCTTGCCCGCGCCGAAGCCGCCCGACACGCAGGCGTAGATCTCGAAGTCCTTCAGGTGGACCTGGCGGCCGTTCCAGTGGATGACGATCGAGGGATAGCCGCGCCGGGGCGAGAACGCCCCGAAGGTCCACAGGTCGGTCGGAACCGTCTGCACGCTATTGGCGATGCGCCGGCGCACGATGGCATCGACCTGCGTTGGCGAGGTGTAGCCGGTGATTTCGACGATGCCGTAGCGGTCATACATGTACCGCCATTGCACGCCGAACGTGGTGGAACTGCCATCGCCGATACGGCCATGGCGCGAGCCATCCCACTCGGCGCCGCTGTCGTGTGTCGGCACGATGTTCCCGCAGGCACCGCCCGTCATGGCCTGGTAGGCTTTTCCGTCGGAGCGGCAGTACTCCCCGATCACGATGCTGTCCGACATGGCGTCCCACGCCTTGATATCGGAGAAATCCTTCGCCTCGATGCGGAACTGCCCGCCGACATCGCCCGCCTCGAAGATCGCCGAGCTCGCGGTGATCGTCACCGTGCCGCCTACGTTCAGCGCTCCCGAAACGGTAACGGTGATACCTTCATCGCTGTTGTCGTTGAGGAACGGCCCATTGCTCAGCGCGCTCACACCGTACTGGAACGTGACGGCATCGGTGCGCAGGAGCGATCCAGGCGGATGCGCCGGATGATTGAGGTAGAGCCGGTCATAGCTCTGCTGCGTCGACAGATCCTGCGCCTGCAGCGCGGTGTACGGCGTCGTCACCTCATAGGCGACGCCTGGCGCCGTCTGGATCTGCGCGCCGTTGGTGTAGAACCGGGCCTTTTCCTCGGCCCATTCGATCACATATTCTTGCGTGATCGAGAAGCGGAACGAAGTGAGCCAGGTTGATGAGGGGTCTGCCGGGCAGATATACTCAAATCCCGGCCGCTTTACGAGCGGGCCTTCATTGACCGGCACGTAATTCTCGCAGATTTCGAGGCCGTACTTGTACGCCTCACTATCCACGCGCGCGTTGAGCAGCGGATTGAGCTCACCGGCGAGGAACGCCGACTGCATGTTGCGCACGACGGTCATACGATTTCCCAGCCCGGGCGACGGTACAGATCACCGCCCCAGCGCGACGTGATCCAGCTGCTCTCCTCGGCTTCCTCAGGCGGGTTCTCGAGACTGTCGATCTGCTTGGCCTTGCCGATCGCGTCGTCGTACTTCGCCTGGGCGCCGGCCATGTCGAAGGCGGATCCGGAAATGCGCGGACCTGCAGCAAGCGCCAGGCGGTAGGCGAAGGCCCGCGCGAAACTTTCGTCCCATAGTGCCGGCTCGACCACGTCGCGGGCGTAGCGCACGTAGAGCGGCGCGCTGATCGAGCAGAGGATGGCCTTACCCTCGAGCGCATAGGCATCACGCGCGACCAGGCCGAGGATTTCCACGAAGCGAAGGCAGTCCGCCGGCAGCGGGTAGCGGAATTGCCAAGGGTAAAGCTCGGCGGCAGTAACGCCCTCTTGCGCCGGAAGACCCGCGCGCTTGACGGCAAAGTTCCAGACGCCATCGCGGATCGTAGCGCGGCGCTCGACGTCCCACACTGTCTTGAGGGTGCGCGCGACGAACGTGTCTTCGCTCAGCGAGATCAGCCGGTCTTCCGTGCCGATCGTCGCTGCGGCCAGGTTCGCAACTTGCGCTTCCGTCGCCACCCCGCGAACTCCCGATGCGCGCTTAGTTTACCGGCCAGCGGGCGGCGAGGACGGCGGCCTTGATGTTGTCGATCGCGATCAGCGCCTCGCCCTTGGTCAGCTTGTCAGCGTCGATGTTGAGGCTGATGATGTCGCGCCCCGCCTCGGCCGCGCCGGCGGTGATGACGACGTCGCCGGAGCGCGGCTTGCCCCGGGTCATGGTGAATTTCGCGGTGAAGGCCATAACTCATGCTCCGGTTGAAAAGATTGCGGGGAGCGCCAGGCTGGTGTCGACCCGGCAGGGCGCTCCCCGCTGGCGGCCCGGGAGAAACATCGAGCCGCCGTCCCAGTGACGCCGTCAGGCGCCCGAGAGGTAGATGTCGAAGGTGGCCAGCGTGCCGGACGCGATCGCCGCGACGCCGATCGTCAGCCACAGATCCTCGTCAGTGGTCAGCGGGTCGTCGTCGCGGATAGATGCGCGAGGCCCGATCGGCGTCGGCGTATCGGTCGCGGTGACGGTCTTGCCGGTCAGGAACTTGCCTGCCGTGGTGCCGTCGCCGAGATCGAGCGTCGCGGTACCGAACGAGGTATCGGTATTGGCATCGACGCGGACCAGCTTCTCGTGGGCCTTTTTGCGGCCGAGGTAGATGCGGTCGCCAATGGCCCAGGCAACGCCCGGGACCTTGCTGGCGGTGATGATGCGGATATGCGCGCCGACCTGGCGGCCATCGAGCTTGGCCTTGGGGGTCTGCGTACCATCCGCCACGCCGACCTGCTGCTGTGCATAACGGTCTGCCATTTTTCGTACTCCCTAGGAGGCGCCAGTTTCGACGGGGCCTTCCCGCCCCGCCGAACTCGTCAGCCCTTCACGTTGCGGATGATGCCGGTCATGCCCTCCTGCGTGCGCGAGGCAGCACAGGTGGTTCCGGCGAGGACGCCCGGCATGAAGCGCTTCTCCGGGATCTTGCCGACTTCCGTGCGCAGATCCTGCCAGCTGTTCAGGACGAGCCCGGGCTTCACCCAGAACGGCGTGAGGCGGTAGCCGTTGCCATCGGTCGACAGGCCGCTAACCGGGCCGAGCAGCGGATTATCCAGTTCCATGTGGATGAACCTGAAGCCGAGGAGGCCGGTGATCTTGCCGCTACCGTCGTAGGTCGCGCCGTAGGCCTTCTGGAAATCGCTGCTGGTCGCCTGCATCTCGGTGTAAAGCGAGTCGTTGTCGTCGGCGGTGAGCACCATGAAGCGCGGCGCTTCGTCCGGCACATACGCCTTCGTCAGCTGCTTGTTCGCGGCGCGCACCTTGGCGGCGTTGAATTTGACCGCAGTTGCGCCGCCGACATCGACCGCGATGACGCTGGATGCCGGGAAGGCATTGACCGTCGTGCCATCCTTGCCGGAGATGCGGTTGCCGTAGAAGCCCTCGAGGATGCGGCGGCTCTTCGAGCGCTGGATCACGCCGCCGCCGTTCATGGTCGCGGCGCCCTGCAGACCGATCGCCGTCGCCAGCTGATCGGCGTTCTCGATGATCTCGGCGTAGTACAGTTCGTTGGGCTTGGGGATCCACACGCCGTCGAACGAAGTGCGCTGCCACTTCGTGTCGCCGTTGCGCTCGTCGTCTTCCTGCGGAACGCCGTTGCCGACGATATCCTTGATCTTGACCTTGACCGCCGAAGCATCGTTCGTGACGGTGACTGCCTCGAGGAGCGGGTTCGTCTGAACCTGCAGTTCCATCTCGAGGTTATTCTTGTACAGCAGCTGCTGCGTATTTTCGACGGACATAGCCGTAGCCCTCTGTTCGTAACAAAACCGGAGTGTTGCTGCGAAGGGCTAAGGGGCACGAAGGCCCGGCCTTTCTACCGTTACGACGCCACGGGTTGGCGGTGCATCCACACGGGGCCCGGGGCGTATCGAGGCTAGGCCAGGTCTCGCCTACTCCCCAGGGGTTTTGCCCCCGGGTTTCGACTGGTCGCGAAAATGAGTCTTCCGAACGATGCTGTCAAGCGACTTTACGCAGCGCTCTCCTGTTGCGCCGCCCAGGCACCCGCCTGGCCCTGCAGGCGGTTCCACCTCTCGTTTTCGGGAGTACCGGCGGTGCGCACTTTCAGGGCGTAGGAACGATCGGTCTTGCCCTTGGCGATCATCTGATTGATCTCCGCCTGAGCTTCGCGCCCGGTAACGCTGAAGCGGCCCTGTCCGCCCGTGATCATCACATCCTCGGCCATGCCTTCGCCAAGCTTGGACAGGATATCGAGCGCGCGGCCGGAACCCAGGGCACCACGAAGAGCGATCATCTCCTCGCGCTGCAGACCAAGCGCGCGCCCCGCCGCATCCACCGCCGCCAGCTTGGCAGACGCCTGGTCGCCCTGCTGTGTAACCCATGCTTGGGCTGCCGATTTCTGATCGGCATCATCCTTGGCGACCGCGTCCAGCTGCAGCTGCACGAAATCCTCCACGAGGCCGTTCATCAGCGCAGACGGCACGCCGCGCTCGAGCGCCTTGGGAAGCAGCGCGCCAATGAGGCCCTTATCCAGCGGCACCACAGTGCCGTCCTCGGCCTGCAGCTGCGGCAGGCTGTAGCCCTCCACCGTCTCCGGCACGCCGATCGCGCTACGCCAGGCACTGACTTCTTCGGCCGACGCGCCGTCGCCCGGGATCTTGACGCGGCCGCTATCACGAAGCGCGGCCTGATTGTCCCGGGCGATCTTGGCCAGGCCGTTCAGATCCTTCACGCCGGCAGCCTTCGCCCAGTCGCGCAAGCTGGCCTTGTCGCCCTCGGTTTCGGCGGACAGCCCGGCAAGCCACTCCGCATCGGCCGCGCCACCCTCGCCTGCAGCAGCGCCGGCGGCACCGCCTTCGGCACCAGCACCCTCGCCGCTCGCCGCCGCGCCCCCAGCACCGGCAGCCGCCACGGCGCCGCCCAGCAGATCCGCAGCGCCGCCAAAGCCCGCAGCCGCGCCTGCGCCCTCGCCCCCGGCCGCACCCTCATTCAATTCCATCGTCGATCTCCATGAGTTGCTGGACCGTCTTTTCGTCCAGGTTGAGGAAGTATTGGATCCGCAGGAACACCTCGCGCCGGCCTTCGCGTCGCGCCATCACAAGCGGATCGGGATCAAAAATCGTGTCCTGCGGACCGGCGAAACAGAAGTCGCGCAGATCCGACAGGACCATCTCGCCGGAGCGGCGCAACTCGCCATTCTCGCCCCGGAACATCCAGCGGTAGAACCAGCCACGCGGCAGCACCGGCAGCCAGAACAGATCCTTGTAGATCCGCGAGACGCCGATCGCCGCGCGGCGGATCAGGTTTTGCATCACCGCCACTTACGCGGCCTCCGAGATCTGGCCGGCCTTCGCGAAGTCGAGCGTCGCGCCCGAAGCGGCCTTCAGCATTTCCGCTTCGATCGCAGCGCGCTTCTCTTCCTCGCGCGCCTGGCGCTTGGCAGCCACCTGATCCGGGCCGCAGATCCACTCTTCCGGCACGCCGATATCCTCGGCCATGCCCGGCGCCATCGCGTCGTAGTCGAGATAATCGAGAACGGCGCCGCCATCGAGCTGGGCGAGCGGCGTCAGGGCCTCGATGTAGCGCATGCCCTTGCTGACACGCTCCGCACGGGCCATCGCCGCCAGCGGGTTCTCGTATTCCGCACGCGGCCAGGCGCCCGCCTCAAAAACCTCGGGCGGCATCGGCGGCAGCTGGCGATACCGGATCGCCAGTTCCAGTTCGCGCTGCGAAACAGGATCCTGTTTTTCCGTGGCGTAGCGGCTTGCGAACGGGCGGACCAGGACGCCCTGTTTCGCCATGACCTCGAGCACTTCTGTGGTCGTCATGCGCGAATTGGGATCCGTCAGGATCTTGTAGAACTCCTCGAGGAACGCCTTGCGCACCTCGGCACGTTCCTGTTCGATCATCTCGAGGGCGTACGGAATGCCGTTTTCGCCGCCCGGAACACGGCCCACCAGCAATTCGCCGCGGTCACCCATCAACCCCGCCGCGATGCCGCCAGCGCGGGTCGCAATCCGCTTGATCGTGGTATCGTCGGGGATCGCCAGAGCGGGATCCACCGCCTTTTGCCCCGCCCGCAGTGTCGTGTGACGCATCGCGTTGAGGCCGGAAATCGTCGGCGCCTGCTTGATCGCCGGCGACCGGCCGTAGATTTCGCCCGGCGATGTCGTGTGGCGCGACACGGCGATCGGCATGGTGAAGTACCCGCTGCGGCGCAGGTAAACCTTTTCCTTCACCGCCAGCCAGCGCGAGACGATCGGCATACGCCGCCAGTCCAGCTTTTCGCGGTCCCACGAGCGGTTCGGCGCCACGACAAGCAGGAGCTCGAATTCCGTGTTTTCCTTGCCGTTGCCGGCTGCCAGCGCGTCGCGCATGTCCGGCGTTAGCGCGTCCATACCGAACTCTTTTTCAATCTGACGGGCCGTCAGCGAATAGCAGCGATGGACGGTATCGACGCGGCGCGATGCATCGACGTCGATGAAGACCTGGGAAAGGTGGAGCGTCTCATAGCTCATGCCGTACCCGGGGCGCCCGTTCACGAACATCGGGCTGGTGCCGTACCGGCCCAGCTGGTCCCAGTCCTCGTTTGCAGCCGTGATGAAACCGGTGCTCACCGCGTGACGGATCGCGTAAAGCCGCTGGCTGGCCATCGAGCACCACAGCTTCACCGAGCGCAGCTTCATCAACTCGGGGTTCATGAACTTGACGCGGATGTACTGCTGTTCCTCCGGCGTCGTGATCGCAACGCCGGCGGCCGCGAAGCGCTCCAGGGCCGAGATATGCGTGGTGTCGTAATTGCGCTGCCCGCGAATGTCGCCCAGCGTGCCCTTGTTGAAGCCGCCGGCGCCGTCCGGGAACCGCTCATCGATCTCGCGATAGGTGCTTTCCCAGGCCGCGCGCACGCCCTTCAGGCGTTCGTGCTCCCGCAGATCCGCCTTCGCAAGTTCCTCGTCCTGGATATTCTCGTTCATCGTCAGTCCCTTTCGAAGGCCGGAAAAGGACCGCGCCGGCATCAACCGGCGCGGCAAGTGGTCGCCTGGTTAGAGGATCACGTCGGGCGTCAGATCGAACTGCGTACCCGATCCGAGCGTGAGCTTGCCGCTCGGCCGCTCGCGCCAGGCCACAAGCTCGCCGTCGACGTAGAGCCCCCAGCTGGTGATGCTGACGGTGGTATCGGTCGGGCCCAGCACCAGCCATTTCTCGTACCGGTTGAGCGTAACACCCTCCCCGCCCTCGCTCAGGCTGGCAGCGACCTGGCCCTTCAGGTCGAGCGGCTTGATCTGCAGGATCTCCGCGTCATCCTCGAACGCGACGATCTCGGCGCGATCGGACGCGGCGACCAGATCGATGATGGCCTGCCGGTCGTCGCGCGAGATCAGCGGCCGATCCTCCGGCAGCTTGCGGGCATTGGCGTCCGGCGTGCGCGCAGCCTCATTGCGAGCCTTCGTCACCTGGCCCTTTTGCGCGGAAAGCTGGCGCTTGACCGCAGACAGCTGCTCCTCCGCCTGGGCTGCCGTATCGACCAGCCCCTGCAGCACCGCGCAGACAGCCACGCTTCCGCTGGCATCCTCCGGGATTTCGTATCCGAGCTCACGCACTTTGGCCGTGATTTCGGCAATTGCCGCAGTGTTGGCATCCGCCCCGGCGTTGCTAGCTTCCATGCGATCCGCAAGGCCATTCAGCGCCGCGACATAGGTGTCGGTATCCATACCGTTGTCGTCATCGAGAACGATGCCGAGGCGCGCGAAAGCCGCCGCTACCTGCGCTTCCGGGCCGTTTCCCTGCGAATTTTGTTCCAAGTTTTCGGACATAACTTTCACTCCTCGCTCAGTTGCCCAGGACGAACTTGCCCAGGCTGGATCCCACCGCTTCCGCACCACGGACGCCGGTGACGATGTCGGCGGCAGAACCGCGACGGCTACGCAGCTCGCGCGATCGGCGCGCCGCTTCCTCGGCCGCATCGCGCGTGGCGACGCCGGTAACGGCAGCCTTGGGCGTCGGCGCCAGGAGCGCGCTGGCGACGGACGGCGCCGCCGCAATCGCCGCGCTCTTCGCCATCGTGCCCGTCTTGCCGGCCTTGGCCGCCTCCGCCTGAGTTTCCGCAGCGCCGTTCTGCGCAGTCGC